TGGGCGCGTGCGATTGGCGCGGCGCCGCCATCATTTCTTCCATCATGCGGTTACTCTCCTAAAATCCGATTGGCCTTCGCGCGAATGCGGGCCGCGGCTCCCGATGAGAGCTTGCCCTTCCTGACCATCTCGGTAGCGCGCCCTTTTGCTTTCGCGGCGTGGGTTCGATCAGGCATCGGGTATTTGCGCTGGCCGGGCAGTCCGAATTCCGATGTGGGTACACGCTTGCGCGCCGCTGCGTTCAGTTTTGCCATATCAACTCCAGGTGCTCACCTGCACCCGCTGCTCGCGCCGTTTCGCCTCCGCCTGGCGCTGAGGCTCGCGGATCGCCACCGCGAACGAGCGAAAGGCGTCGGCTCCGTGACTCGCCCAATCGTGCAGCGGCTCGCGCGTCACGTGCTCCAGCGTCTGCACCACGCCGTAACGGTAGTGAGACAGCGCCCGCACGCCCGCCTTGGTGCGCTCTTCGTCAAACCAGCACTGGGGAAACAGGGTCCGCGCGGCGTTGATTCCTACGGCTACGGGAATCTTCGGAACCACCCGCACCTTGCGTCCGGCCGCCAACATAAGTTGCTCGACAGACCTTCCGCCGCCCATCAGCGCCGCGTGCATCCCCACGTCCCAGGGGATGTAGTCGCAGCCGAACACATAGCCCCGCTGCTGCAATTCGGAGAGCCAGTGTTGGATCGAGCGCCCGGAACCCTCCATGTAGTCGATGATCCGGTACTCCATGGGGAAGGGCTGCACCATCCAGATCGCGGTCATGTCGCCGTAGCCCAGATCCCAGAAGCAATCGACGGCACGTGCCCGGTCGTAAGGGACCAGGCGAATCCGGCCTTCGAGGTTCGCTGCCCGGATCTCGTTCGCATAGATCGCGGAGGCCAGCATGTTGATGCACATGCCTTCCCAAACGTGGTTGTAGGCGTCGATGTCCTGCGCTCTGAGGGTTTGGCGTTCCTGTTCGAGCACCGCTGGGAACCATGGATTGTCCCGGTAGGAAATCTTGACCACTGCCGCGCCGCTCGGCGGATGCACCACAAAGCGCTGGTACGTGTCGTCGGTATCGAGGTCCGGATTGAAGGTCACCCATATCTCGGAGCGTTCCTTGCGGATCGTGGGTATCAGCTTCGCCCAGCTCGCCTTGGAAACGGTCTGTGCTTCCTCGATCCAACAATAGTCGATGGATTCGGCAGACTTGATGTTGTCGATGTTATGCTTCAGCCCCGCGAAGACGATCTCAGTCCCGTTGATCCCGTAGATGGCTTGCTTTTCGATCTGGTAATTGCCGCCCAGCCCGAGCGCCGCGATCTGCTCTTCGAGGAGCTGGTGTACGGAATCCTTGATCGACTTCTGCGTCTCGCGCGCGCAAAGGATACGGAGCTTGCGCCGCGCGCCCTCGATCAGCAGCGCCCGTGCGAATCCCCAGCTCTTCGCCGCGCCCCGGCCGCCATAGGCGACTTTGTAGCGGTGCGGATCGAACAGAAAATCAAGTCTCGTCGGAAACTGGGCTTTCATCCGGCTTCACAAAAACAACCTCAAGCGCGGTCTGGATCGCCTTACCCCCGGGCCCGCTATGCTCAATCGCCGTGCGGTTGTACTTCTCGGGAAGCGCCCCCCGCAGTAGAAATTGCATCAGGCCGCCGTCGAAGCGCCGCACGCGCCCGCACTCCGCCCCCTGATAGAAGATCGGCTCTTCCCATCCTTCGGTGGCCCGCTTGACGGCTCCGCTTTCGAGGAAACCCGCCGCCACGATCTGCGCGCGCTCGAACGCCGCCTTGTATTTGGGGTACTTCTCCAGCCATCGGTAATGTTGCCGTGGCTGGATCCCAGCGGCGTTTGCGCTCGCCGTGATGTTGCAGGTCCTCCGGTAGGCAGCGAGGAACGCCTTGGCGCGCGCGACGGTCGAGACTCGCGGCGGCTCACTGGGGCTTGGTGCGGATTTTCCCTTCGGCATACATGCGCCAGAGGCGCGATTCGACCTTCAGGCCCTCGATTTCTGCTTCGATGTGCGCGTCCCCGTCGCGCAGCTTATCCAGCCGCTCGATGAGGTTGTTCTCCAGCACTGTCTGCCGCTGCTCGATCTGAGTCTGCCGCTCAGCCAAGGCCGCCACGCCGGTTGAGGACGTGCCTGAGAACCTCCCCGCTGCAAAAACCCAGGCGCCCAATACCAGCAGGGTCGAGGCGATGACGGCGATATACCGGGCGCGGTTGTCGGGGATGGCTTGTACGCTCATCCGGGCGCGGTTGTCGGGGATGGCTTGTACGCTCATCGAATCGCTATCATTTCCAGGGGCAGGGATCGCAGGCGGGCGGCGGCTGTCCTTTCGCGTCCCAAGGATCGGGCGGGAAGGTGGGGCCGTGCTTGATCGTAAATGCGAGCGTCGCGAGCATCAGAATAAGTGCGGTAAGTTTCATGTTCTTTGAATCTCCATCTTGAAAATTCCGGTGCGCACGAACCAGGCTATGCTATCCAGCGCTTCGCAGTCGCGACAGAGCCTGCCGGGGCAGTCATGCGACAGCAGCGACGCCAGGTAGATCTCGATTTCCTCGCGAGCCTCGATCCCGCGCGCCCGCTGGACAGACAACTGGGATGAGGTCGAAGCCATCGCAGGTTACTTTTACTGCCCGGCCCAGCATCTCGACTTCGACTCGCACGCTGTAGCCTTTGCTGGCTGCCACTGCGCGGCCCTGCATTCCGGCCAGGGGATGACGAGGGCCGAATATCACTTCCTGCCCGATCAGCCCGCCGAACAAAGCCGGCTCGACGCTGGGCTGGACGGCCAGCGCCTGCAGCCGCGCCATTTCCGCCGCTGGGAGCTCGGTGTCGAGTATCCGCACGAGCTGGGGGATGCGCACCAGCCGGGAGCGCTCACGCTGACCGATCTTCGCGAAGACGTAGCCCGGAAAGAGGGCGCGGTCTACTGTCTTCTGCCTGTCGGACCAGCGCACGGCGGTGCGGTAAGTGGGGCTGTATCCCTCCAGCCCGTCGCGGATCATTTGCCCGAGGAACCGCAATTCCTGCCCGGTGTAGACCTGTACGGCCAGCCAGCTCATGCCACCAGCCCAGCTTCCCGCGCCAGGCGGATCAGGTTGTCACGCCGGGGCTTCGCAAGGCCGGCGGCGCTTTCCTGGAGCTGCTTGACAGTGAGCGGATTGTCCGGCTCCGGGGGCGCCGGCGGCATGTGCGACGGAATCGCGCGCGGGCCGAGGCGCATATCCTTGATGGGCTTCTCGAATTCGCCTGCCACGTAGGCCAGTGCCATTTGCACCCGATTGAAGCCAGTTTTTTGACGGACGCGGAATAAGTAGATCTTGGCGGTGCCTTCCGTGATGCCGAGCCGCGCCGCGATTTCCTTGTTCGCCAGACCTTCAGCCACCAGCGCGACAATATCCGTTTCGCGGCGGCTCAACATGCGCCGGTAGGGATTCGACTGTCCCGTGCATTTACAGCCTTCGCAGTGGTGCTGCTCGGCGTTTTCGCCTTGCGGATCCGGCATCGGCTCATCCGCCGGGGATCGATCGATTGGATAGGCTTCGCCCATCGGAGTCACATGCAGCCCCGTTTTCAGTGCGCGATTACGCCGTCCGCTCAGCTCGCCTTCGGCTGGATCTTCAGCACGGCTTCGACCCGGCGGTAGCCAGTCTGCGTTCGCGCCTTGAGAGACTCGAAGGTCTCTTTACCCAGCGCTTCTTTGAAGGCGTCCTGCGTCATCGAGATGGCCGCGTAAAAATCCTTTTTGGCGGCCCGGAACATGCGGTGGATCGAGGACATCGGCGGCAGGCTGGTTTGCATCCCCCGCACGCCCACGGTCACATCCCATATCGAACCGGGGAACCTGATCGATTCATCGGCCGGCTGCGAATCGCACCGGCGCTTCAATTCGTCCATCAAATGCTTGCGGCGATCCGCGCAGCCCTGGTAGCGCCGGTCAAACTCCCCGAACTGGTCTGCCAGCTCGACATCGGTCAGACGTTCGACGGGTAACAACTCTGGATTTCTGGGGAAAGAAGCGACTTTGGCGCTCACATGGGTATCATGCCGCATCCGCCAAGTGTTTGGAAAGAGTGAATTTATGCACGGATAAGAGTACACTGGGAGTATACCTGTGCACTTTTGCACGGGGGATTTGGCACGGGGTGTTTCATATGGCGATCCGATTTCGTGAAGGACCCCACGGTGATACAGAGGTCCAGATCGACGGGAAACACCACCAAATCATCAGGTTGCTCAGAGCTGGACGGAGTTACAAGGAGATCGGGACGGCCATGGGGATCTCTGACCGAAGGGTCTCGAACCTACAGGACGATCTCCGGCACGCCCTGCACCTATCGAACCGCCGCCTCCTTTTCATCTGGGCGCTCCAGCATCTGACGCTACAAGGCTACGATTGGGTGGACCCCTTCCTCCATCCTTCCGGTTGTGAGTGTGGGGCCGCTTATTGCGCCTTACAAGCGGGCGGGCGGGCGGGTCCGCAGCTTCTCTGGCTCGGC